TCGTAAAGAACTTCGCATTCTGGCGAAGGTTGTTCATGACTTTATGCCAGAAACTTATGATTACGAGATGGAGGGTAGCCATAATCGGGTCAAGGATTTCGACGGCAGAGTAGATGTTATTCCTGTCTCCGACCCCAATGCATCCACGATGTCACAAAGAGTGATTCAGTATCAGGCCGCACTACAACTAGCACAACAGGCTCCACAGATATATGACTTAGGGCGGTTACATCGTCAGATGTTGGAAGTGTTGGGAATCAAAGAAGCAGACAAGATCGTTAAGCTGGAGGGTGATATCGACCCAACAGATCCTGTGACAGAAAATATGAAGATCCTTCAGCAAGAGGGGGTCAAAGCCTTCGCTTATCAAGATCATGAGGCACACATCGCGGTACATATGGCGATGTTGCAAGATCCAAAAATTAAAGAGCTTGTTGGACAGAGTCCGTTTGCCTCTGTGATACAGAAAGCGATGATCGAACACATCACCGAACACGTTGCCTTTGCGTATCGCAAAGGTATTGAGGTTCAGCTTGGCGCACCACTACCAGATCCAGACAAGCCGTTGCCAGAGGATGTGGAGTTTAATTTATCCAGCACCGTTGCTAAGGCCGCGCAAAAACTGTTGCAACAGGGTCAGGCAGAGATGGCGCAGAAGAAGGCGCAACAAGATGCTAAAGATCCTTTGACCCAGATACAGCAAAGAGAGCTTGCGCTGGAAGAGGCCAAGTTTGCACACAGCAAGGAGATGGATATTGCAAAACTTCAGATGGATACGGCGTCGAAACAGGCTACCGTTGAAACCGAAAGAGGTCGTATTGCTTCGCAAGAACGTCAGGAAGGCGCCAGACTTGGGGTCAAGATTGCGTCTGAAAAAGACAAGCTGGAGCGAAAAGATCAACTTGAGGGCGCCAAACTGGGGATACAGATTGCGGAATCAATTAAAAAAGAAACTGAATAAAAGTTCAACTGAACTTCTGGAGACCTATGGACGAGTTAGACTTGATTAATCAAAAGATAAGAGAACAAATGGATGCTATGGCAGATCATATGGCAACAGGTGGATGTCAAGGGTTTGAGGAGTACAAGTATTGCTCTGGAGTGATCGCTGGTTTAGCGGTCGCAGAAAGAGAAATACTAGATATCAAACAGCGGATGTCTGTTCCAGATTAAAAAAACCATGATATAGTATTGGCAAACGCAAAAGCGCAAGGTACTACGAACCTCAATCGTAAGCAGGAATGACAATGCAAGTAAAAAGTTTTGAATTAACAGACGAACTGGGAGATAAGCTCCCTGTCCCATCAGGCTACAAAGTGTTAGTGGCCTGCCCCGAAATAGAAGAAACCACCGCAGGTGGCATTATTATCGCGGAAGAATATCGCGCAAAAGAATCTACAGCGTCAATCTTTGGATATGTGGTTAGCATGGGCAAAGATGCTTATGGTGATACTGACAAATTCTCATCCGGTCCTTACTGCGAAGAAGGCGACTGGGTAATCTTCCGTTCTTATTCAGGCACGAGATTCAAAGTCAATGGACAAGAGTTTCGTTTGATTAATGATGATTCAGTGGAAGCAGTTGTTGAAGATCCCAGAGGTGTTGAAAGAGCATGAACGAAGAACAGGAAATCCAAGTAGAAGACAACATCGAAACAGAAGTTGATGATGTCGAGATCATAGACGACACTCCTGAAGAGGATCGTGGTCGCGCCCGTAGAGCCAGCAATGAAGAGGTGGATATTCCCGATGATGATGAAATTCAAAAATATTCTGGAAGCGTTCAAAGCAGGATTAAGAAACTTCGTTTCGACTATCACGAAGAAAGAAGAGCCAAAGAAGAAGCAGAGCGAGTCCGTGAAGCCGCCATCTCCGACCTCCAAAGACTCCACGAAGAAAACCAAAAGCTCAAGGAAACCCTCAACAAAGGCGAAGGCGCTTTAGTTAATCAAGCTAAACATCGTGTTGAGGCAGAGCTTCAAAAAGCAAAGTCCAGTTACAAACAGGCTTATGAGGCTGGCGATACAGACGCGATGGTTGAAGCAAATGAGCAGATGGCAAAACTTGCCAGCGAAAAAGTCAAATACGATTCATATCAACCAAAGCCAGCTCCACAAAAACAAGAGTTTGACCAGCAGAAGTATGCGACTCCGCAACAGCCTGCAAGGTTGGACGCAAGGACTGAGCAATGGGCTAAAGACAACGAAGACTGGTTCCGAAAAGATAAAGCACTTACAGGCTTTGCATATGGAATTCATGAAGAATTAGTTACTCAGGGGGTTGACCCCACCAGTGAAGAGTATTTTACTACGATTGATGAGAGGATGCGTGAAGCGTTCCCTCACAAATTTGGTCAACAACGTAGACAAGACTCTATCGTGGCTCCAGCCACGCGAACTAATAAAGTCTCTACGCAAGCAAAGCTGACCAAGTCCCAAGCGCATATCGCCCAGCGCCTTGGTTTGACTAACAAGCAATATTGGGCGCAACTACAAAAGGAGCAACGGTCATGACAAGCCGTAAGCCTAGGGAATCCTCTACCCGCGAACAAACAGAGCGCAAGAAGACATGGGCGCCTGCGTCTAGGATACCGACACCGGAAGCCGAAGATGGCTACTCGTATCGTTATATTCGGACATCGATGCTTGGTCAGGCAGATAACACTAATGTTTCTGCTAAGTTTCGCGAAGGCTGGGAACCAGTCAAGCATTCGGACCATCCCGATTTACAGGTCATGTCAGATATAGACTCTCGTTTTGAGGGTAATGTTGAAGTTGGCGGACTTCTGCTTTGCAAAAATAGCAAAGAGAATGTAGAGGCTCGCCAAGAATACTTGCAAGATATTAATGATCGTCAAATGGAATCGGTAGACAATAGTTATCTCAGGGAAAACGACCCAAGGATGCCTCTGCTGAAACCTGAAAGACAGACCAAGGTATCTTTTGGTAGCGGCAACTCTTAGTTTTACTTAAGGGGTGTCGCTAATAAAATATGTAAGGAGATAAAATGTCTTCATCTAGCACCCCTTATGGGCTGGTTCCGGTTCAAAAAATCGGATTCCAAAACTTTACAGGTGCGTTTCGTGAATATCCTGTCAAGGCAAATAACTCTGCCGCCATCTTTAATGGCGACTTGGTTGTTCTGTCTACAGCAGGTTTGCCAAGCGCAGTAGGTACAACACCAACAGCGATTAAGATTCCAGCCACTGCCGCAGATGCGACAGCAGGTATTATGGGAGTCTGCGTTGGGTCTCGATTTATCGACGCCAACAGTTCGCAACTCACTTTCCGCAACTTCTTGCCAGCAGGTCAAATCACTGCTGGTGCATCAGAGGTATTTGTTCGTGTGCATGACGACCCCGATACGATTTTCCGTATCAAAGGTTCAGCCGCACTGGGAACATTTAACAGCGGAACAAACGGATCTGGCTTTGCTGGAGCAGTCGGCATGAATGCCGCTATTGCTTTTGCGGGCGGATCAACCTCTACAGGGCTGTCCGGTGTAAACCTGATTGTTGGTAGTAACGGTGGAAGTTTAGCCGCGACTTCAACTCTCGCACTTCGTATTATTGAAGTGGTCCCCGGAACAGAAAGTGATGCATATCCAGAGTTTTTCGTTAAGTTGAACGTGGGTGTTCATTCATATCAGAACTCACTTGGACTGGCATAAGGAGATAAGAAATGGCGATTTCACGTTCCCAGCTCCTTAAAGAGCTACTTCCGGGTCTCAATGCGCTATTCGGTTTGGAGTATGACAAATACGAAGACGAACACGCAGAGATTTATGAGACTGAAAACTCAGAGCGTTCTTTCGAGGAAGAGGTCAAGCTGTCAGGCTTTGGCGCCGCTCCTGTGAAGAATGAAGGTGCGTCGATCACATTCGATACAGCGCAAGAAGCCTTCACCTCTCGTTACAACCACGAAACTGTGGGGCTTGGTTTCTCCATCACTGAAGAAGCAATGGAAGACAACCTGTATGATTCACTGTCTGCCCGATATACAAAAGCCTTGGCTCGCGCTATGGCGTATACAAAGCAAACAAAGTCAGCCGCCCTGTTGAACAATGGCTTCACCACATTCAATTCTGGTGATGGAGTAACGCTGTTCAGCACATCTCACCCAACAGTGGGTGGTGGTACTAACCGCAACCGCTTGTCAACAGATGCCGATCTCAATGAGACTTCTCTTGAGCAGGCGGTGATTGACATCGCGGCGTTTACGGATGAACGGGGTCTTCTGATCTCTGCTCGTCCTCGTAAACTGATTGTTCCCCCAGCACTGATGTTTGTGGCAACTCGTTTGTTAGAAACAGATCTGCGTGTTGGAACAGCGGATAACGATCTCAATGCGGTCAAAACCAATGGATCGATTCCAGAAGGCTATCGTGTCAATCACTATCTGACTGACACCGACGCTTTCTTCATCGTCACAGATATTCCAAACGGTATGAAGCACTTCGTGCGGACACCGATGCAGACATCTATGGATGGTGATTTCGATACGGGTAATGTACGCTACAAAGCAAGAGAGCGTTATTCGTTCGGGGTTTCAGACCCACTAGGAATCTTCGGTTCACCCGGAGCGTCCTAACAAGGAGGGGGGTTCGCCCCCCTTTTATCCTGACAGAAAGTTCACTTGAACTTTTTGACGCTAGCCAAGACAGGAGAATGACATGGCTAATACAACTTTCAGCGGTCCAGTTCGCTCAAAGGGCGGCTTTACGTCTATCAGCGAGAATGCCTCTACAGGGGCAATCACAACTCTTTCCAGCATCAGTTCCACAGGTGTCGCTTCGTTTGATGCAAATACTTTGACGACTGAAGCAGGCACTGGCATTACAGGCGGAACAGGGACTGTATACAAAAGCTCCGTGCAAAGAGTCGGTGGTGTCATCACCACAACAATATTTATAGACCTGACAGGGTTAAGGTCCACGGCAAGTGGCGATATCATCGGGGTCAATGGAACATCAAATCCATGTCATATTGGACAGATTACTGCCGCGCAAAACGGAACAATTATTGCAGGTAGTATGGAGTGCTTCGAAGCCCCTACTGGCGGCGACCCTGATATTAATGTCCACTCTGCGACTGAAGGTACAGGTGTTGAGGATGGTGCTATTTCTAGCTTGACAGAGACCTTGCTAGTCAATTCAGGTGATGCGACTTTGGGCAGTAAGGTATTTTTTACGGCCTTCCCTGCCGCAGATGAGTTCTTATATCTGACTCTAGGTGCAACTACTGATGCAGATCCC